GCCTTGGAATGGTGGAGCGTCTTGATCTTCGCGGCGGTTGATCAGCGTGAGCGGTGCCAGCGTGTCAGGCAGGTCGATGATGATGCTGGTTTCGCTGGCGCTTTGGCGACCGCCGTCGTCCTCGAACTTGACCAGCACTTCGCCTTCCACCAGCGGGATGATGGCCTCGGTCGCGCTACCGGATTTGGCGGGAATCAGGTCAACGCTGTTGCTCCAGTTCGCGCTGCCATCCGTCAGGTTGCTGTGGCGGATATGAATTTTGCCGCCGACTTTTACGTCGAGGTCTACGGTTTCGTCCCAGCGCAGGCGGCCGGAGTTGGCATTGATGGCCTCGAAGCTGAGGTTCTGAACGTTGCCAGGGACGGCGGTTTTGCCGACAAGCTGAAATTCAGCAGTGGCTATTGCACTTATTTTGTTGACATAGTTTGCCGCCGTAAGCTGAATGTATAAAGTGCCCGGACGTGTTTGCTTAATTTGAATTGAAGGTGACGTACTAACAATTTGCCTCCAATTATCGTTATCAATTCGATAATCAATTCGAAACTCACTAACCCTTTCACGGGGGCTTACCCAGCTCAAATCAAAACCAGAGAACACATTTTGTCCATCTTGGTAAAGGTATTCAGTGCCGGTAATGCTGGTGACTGCATCGGGTGGGTCGCTGAGGTTGCTGATGTCGCGAGTGGTCAGCGTGTTGTCGCTTTCGATCGCGTTGTAAATGCTGCTGTTGTATTGCAGGGCGGTGACGCCGTAGATGCCGTCGTCCGATTCAGCGACGTTGAGGACGCGGAATTGCTGGGATTCGATGTCGTCGGTTTGGATCAGCCAAATGGCGTTGGCGTTGGGTGCTTCGCTAAATGGGTTGCCGACCGTGATGGTGCGGTCGCTGATGGACTGGATCGGGCGGAGTTCGACGTTGCCGCTGGGCAGGATGACCGAAATGCGCGGGTTGCTTGCCAAATTGACGGACAGGCTGCTGCTGGAATCGACCGTGATGGTGGTTGTGGTGGCAGAGCTGACGCGGCCGCTGCGACGTGTGCCAGCCTTCATCGGGTCGGCAACATCAATCACCATCCCAGGGCGCAGGATGATGCCGCTGTCGATTGACACCGAGAAGGTGACAGTTTCAGTCAGGTTTTGTTCGCTAAGAAGTGCCCACTTACCGGCGCGGTGGGCTTGACCTTGGCTGTAGCAACCGAGGGCTTTGATGTCTTTGTTGATGATGCCGTATTTGGCTACAGCGTCTGCATCTTCGATGTACTCGTACTCAACTTCGCCCAAAGTGTCGTAAGACTGCCAAGCAACAGTTGCAACGCTGTGGCGTGCCTTCTGGGATGATCCGCTGTAATTGAAAACGCCATCAACAACATTGCTTGGTCCGAGCAGATATTGCGAGTCGGTCGGTTTGTCTTGCTGGAGCACCAGCGAGCCGGCTCCGTAATAAGCGATGCCACGGAATAAGCTGGTCATCTCTTGGATGACGTTGTAAACCTCGTCGCGGCTGTTGATCAGCAGGTTGCATGAGAAGCGAGGCTCCAAGCCGCCTTTGCCGTCGTCAACCAACTCGTTGCAATACTGGCTAATCGCGTAAAAGTCATAACGATCTAAGTTGCTGGCTGGTATTCCGGCGCCGTAACGAGTGCTGGTCAATAAATCCCACAAACACCAAGCTGGATCGTTGCACCAAGTCGCTGCGCCAAAGGTGCCGTTCCAAACGCCGGCGTAGGTTACGCGCCCTATATGTGTAGTGGTATCAACGGTTGCGTTGCTGGGCAACTGTATTTTTGCTCCACGGATTAGATATTTACGCTTGGGGATATTATTGAAGTTGCGCGAGTCAAACCGCAGGCCAACAAGGGCGCTATTTGGATAACGCAATTTTTCGTCAATAATTTCTGTATAGCTAGACCAAAAAGTATCGTTTTGGCGCTTGGCGGAGCTTTCGTCGCCACTTGTTCTCGTGACCCGGATGTCAACGGGGAATGCACCATTAAGTGCCAGCATGTAATCACGTTGATATAGATTTCCTGTTTTGCCGCTAATCGTATCGCTAATGACCTCTGTGTAACCGCCGGAGTTGTATTGGGTTTCAATTTTTAGTGATACGCTGTGGCCAACAATGTCGCCGTCGTCCTGCAGGATCTGTAATGCTGGCACGTTAATTGTTACGCGCACACGATCAACCGCAGTATTTGTAACTTGACGGGTGATGGGTGTTGATGCAAAAAGCTGGACGCTAACACCGTTTTCAGATTCTGTTGCGTTTAAGTCGGCACCAATAACAGTTTGATTCTGCGTGCCGTTTCTGGTAACAACTTGATAACCGCGAAAGTTTTTATTTCCTGCTGCGTCTTCAATAGGGGTGTCATCTAAGTAAATACTTTTGGCGCCGTTATCTAGACCTTGAATTTCACCTTCGCAAAGAAGGTCTAAAACACTTGCGTACTGGGTGGACTGCAGCGAATCATCTGCCTCATAAGGCGTCCTTCTGCCGCCGCCACCGCCCTTGCCACCACCGCCACCACCGCCACCAGCACCAGCGATACCAAGGCCAAGACCGGCATTGTGTACGCGGATTCCACCAGCGATAAAGGTGTGATGACCTTCGACGGTCAGGTTGTAGACCGTGCCATTGCAAAACTCGGTCTTGCCGACGATGGGGCGCAGGTGACCGTTGGCGTCAACGAGGCAGTCGTCGGAGCCAAGCGTGTCGATTTCGACGAAGGCGTTGAACTGGTTGAGGACCCAATGGTTCGGGGTGGCATCAAGATGCTGGCCGCCCCAGAGCGTGTAACGGATGACGCGCTCGCCTTCGTGCTCGTGGACTTTGAGGATTTTGCCTACGTGGACTTCGCCGGTGTGATCAAAGCTCAGAACCAGATCGCCCGATTGCAGTTCATCAATGCGGCGTTGGCCGCCGGGAACCGCGACGAGCGTATGGCCAAGGAAGCAGCCTCCACCACCGCCACCACCAGAACCTTGGAGTAGAGCTGTTCTTTTTGTCATCAACCTTTGCTCGCAAATACTTCGCCAATGGACTTGCCAGCGTTGCCACTGAACTCCACATCAAGGCCGCTAGAAATTACAGCGGAACCCACAAACAATCGACCGTAGGCAATCGGTACGGGCAATCCCTGTTTGGACGTGTTCACAATGCCGCTAAAGCTAAATGATTCCAGCTTTGCCGCCTCACGTCCGCGCTCAAAAGTTGAAGTCGAATTAACGGGTGCAGGCGAAAGAGCTTGTGCAATGCCGCCAAGGACAAGGCTGGCGCCTATACCAACAACAGCCGTTCCGATTGTTCCAATTCCCATAAAACCTCCCAAGGCCACACCGGCAGACGCAATGCGTCCGGTAACAATGGCCAAGGCGATCAGGCCAACACCCGCCAAAATCTGTCCCGCGCCATCGCCAGCACCAGCAATTACAGGCGTAATACTAAAAACTTCCCGCTCACTAAATGGAGCCGCAATCAACACGGCGTTTTGTTCGGTGACCTTTTCTTTTCCGATTGTTACGCGATAACCAACGCCATCTTTTTCGCTATCAAGCAGCCACTTTTCAAGGCCGGGAAAGTTGACGCAGAGTGCTTTGAGAGCCTGCGCTGGGGTGTCGGCTTCAAATTGGAAGCGGCACTGGCCGAGCTTTTTGCGGAGTGCGCCGTAGACCTTAACGACTTTCATGCCGCAGGACTCGGGCGGTGCTCTTCAGATAATAGCCGCCATAGATGTCGCGGCTACTGAGGCGGCCTTGGATGTGGTGCAGGATTAGTTGGTCGCCAAGGTAAACGGCGGCGTGGTTGGGTAGCGATGACGCAAGTTGCATCAGGATCGCGTCGCCGTACTGCATTTCCTCCAAAGGGATGGAGCGAAAGCCTTCATTGGCAAAGTTGTCTAGGTATAAATTCTCACCCCGTAGCCAGAACTGGTCGCGGCGGTCGTAGTCGCTCAGGTTGAGGCCGAACTCGCGGTTGTACCAGTCGCGGCACAGGCTGTAGCAGTCCACAATGCCGAAGACGAATTCGCGTCCCACGTAGGGCAGTTCAAAGCCTTCGGGTTCGCAATAGCCCCACTGTTCGGTCTGGGGGTTGACGATGTGCCAGGGCAGGCCGGATTTTTCGCAGGCAACGCGGTCGGCTTGCGATGGGGCGTGGTTGGTCTTCGGGTGGCTATGCACCACCGCCACGATTTCGCCCTGTTCTTCAGCGGCAACGTAGTCAGCGGGGTCAAGTACGAAGTGCTCGTCTGGTGTTTCGGCCATGTTGCGACAGGGGAAATACCGCTTGCGGCCTTTGACCACGGCAACCAAGCCGCAGGACTCTTTTGGGAACTCTGCTCTGGCGTGCTCCAAGGCAGCAGCTTTAACAGTGTCAGAAAGTTTCATTGGAGCAGTCCTGCGCTTGGGAATGAGCCGAATGGGAGTTCTGCAGTTTCACCAAAACGCAATTTGCATGAGCCGATCCGCTTACCGCATTTGTCCTGTGCCAGCGTGCCCACCACGTTGTCGTTGATGTCCCAGTAGTTGCTGCCGGTGTAGCCGCACTCGGTGCTGCGGTATTTCCACTGGCAGATGTTGGCGATGATTTGGCGCTTGGGGATCATCACGCCAGCGAGGTCGAATTTGCTGGCCAGCTCGAAGCTCACAGAGTCGCGGTTTTCGCTTGCTTTGCGGTCCACGTACCAGACCTCATCGGGGAATTTGGCATGTGGGTCTGCGGCGGCTTCGCCATCAAGGTATTTCTTGAGGGTGCGGATGCGTTTGACGGTGGCGCCACCGAGGTCATTGCCGGGTGTGGTGGCGTTGACCAGTAACAACAACGTGGTTATCGTGCCGTCCAGATTGCTGATGGTCAGTGTGGGGCGCGGAAGCGTGCCGGTGTTGCTGTACTCAAAGCCGTCGGCCTTGACGGGCAGGCGGGCGTAAGCGTTGCCGTTCCAGGTGATGTTGCCAGTGACGTTGGCGTTGCAACCGTTGTGCCAGCGGTATGTGTCGCTGCTGCCGTGCAGGGTGCTATCCAGCGTCAGTTCAAACAATTCAATGATCGCGCTAGGGGCAATCGTGGCGAGTTCTTCATAGACGCTGCTGATCGCCGTCCAGACAACCGTGCCATCGGTAATGGTGCTGCCAATGTCAGTTGGCCATGCCGGTTGAGTGCTGGAGCTGGTGCCAGCCGTGGTGCATTCAAAAACAAGACCGGACGCCTGCAGGCTGCTGGCTCGGACAATATCGCCGACAACGTATGCGGTTGAACTAGCCCAAGCCGAGTACGCCATCAGGGTTCAAATACTTGACGGAAGGTGGCCGTAATCGTATTTACGTTGGCGTAACGCAGGTCACGCGACCAACTTTCCACAACCCACTTGTAGGCCGTCGCTTCATCCAATGGCGTCCAATCAAAGCTGGCATTGTCAGCAGCGCGTGCATCGAAGAACGCCTCAATGGCATCGGCATCTGTGCTGTCTTTGGCTGTCCAAGTCAGATCCCAAACGCGTGGGTTTTGATTCAACCCATAGGTCAAACGTTGTTCGTAGCCATCACCAAACTGCACTTTGCGGACAACAGGTTGGCTTTTGCGTGATGCACCGAAATCAGGCGTGGTGCCGCCCGTGCTGGTGCCAACAGTGGCGTCGTTGAAAGTAGCCATTACGCGAGCAAGCCTCCAGGACGTTTCTGCTTGATCAGCTCTTGCTGAACGGCGATGCCGATTGCCTTGCCAAGTGCATTGGCCTGCTGACCGTTGCCTTCAACGTTGCTGCCATTGGCATCGACATTCACAACAACATTACCGACCCCACCGCCATTCATCGTCACAGGAATGCTGCGGCCATCAGGCAGAGGCACATAGGCTTCAGGGCGGCTTCCTTCGCCGTACATGGCGAGTTGTGGACCGGTTGCAATACCACCGGCGGCATAACGCTTGAGCTTCAGCGGACCTTGCTGGGTCATGATGCCACCCATGGCAAAGCTAAATCCGCCCATAAATGCAAGCGGATTGAACGAGGTAGCGTTCGCGTTGTATTGGGAAACCCCAGACAAGGGAGCAACAGCAGAGCCGGTGGGTCCACCCAAGAAGCCCAGTGAAGACATAATTGTTTTCAATACGTATTGCTGAATAATCATCCGTGCCGTTTGACTCAAAATCTCAGCGGCAAATGCTTGGTAGTTAGTGGTGCCAGTTGTTACAAGATCAAAGATTGAGTTTTCGACTCCCTTAATGCCTTGATTGGCAAGACCGGAAAAAGCTTCGCGAACAGTGCCGACGTTATCGGCATAGCTGACGAGGCCATCCTTCAGGCCACCCATCACGTCAGCGTTGTACTGCATCGCACGGGCGTTCTCGTACACCTTTTCAGTGATGCTGCGGAAACCTTCTTCAGTAGAAGCAAACCAGTCGGACATGGCCTGACCAGTCTCACCTTTTGCAAGTTTATTTGATGCTTCTTCAAGTTGTTGAAGAGCCTTAATCAGCGGACCTTCATTGAGGTTGCCGCCAGCCTGAGCGGCTTCTCGTGCAAGATTAAAAACTTTACGTGCAAGATCATCTGTTTGCTTGCCAGCTTCCCTGACGGACTTGTTGTAATTGCTTTCAATCTTTTCCCAGGCAGTTGCACCCAATGCCTGCAGTGCTTCAACCGTTTCGTTGATTTTGAAATTCAGTTGCCGCTCAAGTTCACCGGCTTGACGCGTGAGGTCATTGCGGCGCTCCAGCAGGCGTTCTTGACGCTTAGCTTCCTGTTCGGCCTTTTTACTTCCGCCGCCACCACCATCAGCAGTGATGCCAGGTAAACCACTGGGACGTGGTGTGGTTCCTGCTCCAGCGGAAGGAATTCTTGAACGCTCTTGACGCAATTCACTTTGCAGTTGAGTTAGCACGCCCCGCCGGCGAGCAGTCATTGAATCTGTCGGTCCAGCCAAATCAGCCGTGACACCTTTAATTCGTTTCTCTAGATCCGCAATTCGCTCAGGGTCGTAAAAT